AACGAGCAATCTCTAGTTGTTGAGAGACATTCTCATCATGCTTGCCCTTGAAGTAACCACTCCCAAAAGAAATGGTTACAGACAAGACAAACCCCAAGATTACCCAAGGGTTAAAGATACTCATGGTGCGGGTGGCTCATCGTTGTCAGTGGCTTCAGCCTTGGCACTGGCATTTGCAATAGCCTTGACACCAGAACGACCTGCTACACCACCCAAGACACCAGTGATAAATACCATGATGGTGCTGATCTGTTGCGTGTAAACCTTGTCAATTGCCGCCATAGCACCATTCATAGGCTGAGTGACAAAGGAGACTGAGTACAGGAACATACCCATAGAAGCCAACAGAATTGTCACCAAGACTACGATAACGAATGCCCATACCCTCACCTCAATCTCGTCTGCGGTCAAACGGTTGTTTTGCTTGTATCCAATGGTTGCCATTACTTTTTCTCCTCTGGTTTGACTAACATTTCAGGACAAGTACCTGTAGCGGTACAAATCGGTGGCTTACATTCATCTTTTCCCCAATTCAGTGGGTCTTGGCAAGGATAACGAAAACGGTCTTCGCACCCTGTCAAAAACAGGATTGTCGCCAATAGCATCAGGCTCTTTACGGTCTTTGTCACGCTGTTTCCTTTCAATGCGTTGTTCAATCTTCTCTAACTTCTGCAAAACACGCTTCGTCTCATTCTTTGCTTCCAAGATGTCCAAGTACAGCATTCCACCCATAGGAAGCAATAGTGCGATAAGTATGCAACAAGCAACCCACCCCATGATTTCCTCTCCTATCTCTTGACGAACAGAAACCACATCCATATATAAAGGAGTAGGATTGCTGTTCCCACTAGGTACGCTTCTTTTAGCATTAGGTTTCGTTTTGCTTCCCGCCGCCGCCATTGCTTGTACCTCTCTTTGGACTCCTCAATCAGCCTGGCTTCTTCTTGCTCCTTTTTGATGATGTCACGCATCTCAAAGACTGAACTGTACAAAGCACCCATCTCAGGAGGGCTGTGGTAAACCATAGTCTCCCTGATTTGGACAATCAACCTGTCCATCTCCTGTTGAGCCATCACTCTTTTGAGTGCGGCCTCCATGTGGTTTTGATCTGGGTCGTAAACTGTTTTAGACTTTTGTTCTTCTTCTCTAATGTGGGCTTCCAACTGTTCTTGAAGTTTAAAGAACTCAGTGAGGTTTTTAACAATGTCAACTTTGACTTGAGTTTCGTTAACAGCAACATAGTCAGACTTTTTAGCCTTGGCAACAGGCTTGACAGCTTTAGGCGTAGGCTTGCTACCAAAGAACGCAAGAAGCTGATTCCAGAATCCATGAACCTCTTTGCCAATGGCAATGACTTCATCAGCACTGGCTTTGATCTCGACAAAAGACTCTTTAGCTTGCTTGTAAAGATCACAGCCAGCTTGGATGTTCTTAACAAGACCAGCCGCCAGTAAACAAATGCTAATTGGGTCAATTTTAGTCTCCCTTTTTTAGTGCATCTTCAATTCGTGCTTTCAGTTTGCGATCTTTCACATACTGAGTTGCAACACGAACACCAGAAAGAACAGGCACTGGTAGGCCAGTCAAGAAACCAGTTGTTCCAGCTTCAGCAATAGCCGCCATGATTACGCCAGCAGTGCCAGATGTATTGACTAAAGTGCCTGGAGGTACTGTCTGCACATATTGCAAAACCTCATTCAGATCACGAACCTTTTGCGCTTTTTCCTTACCAAGAACAATGTCCAATCGACCGTTCTTATCAAGCCCTTTGATGGCATTGTTTAGCTGTGCTGGAGAGACAAGTTTTCTACCCATAGAGTCAGTTCCAACCCCACTAGTTGCAACTTCTTCAATGTGCTTAATGGTCGAACCTTGAATCTCATTCCATGCAGTCTGTCCATCTTTACCACTTGTGTAAAGAACACGCTTCAAAAATGTGATTTCCTCTGGACTGCCATTAAGAATAGACTTTTGAAAGACTTGGCTTGCCTCAATCTTGGGGTCATCCTTGCCTTTTACCTTGGTCAGCAAATTAGAGACAATGGCACGACCTTCAAACTTTCTGGCTTGCTGTTCTCTGATTGCCCTAGCTTGCTTGTACAAGTCACCGCCAAGACCATCAGTAGACTCATCAATGACTTGCTTGATGCTACTGCCAAAAGATTTGTTTGTTGCGTCAACACCCATAGTCTTATTGACTGTTCTACGCAACAGTTCAGTGTTTGCCAAAGTAGTGGGAACGGCCTGAACAGTGCCATCGTCCATCTCTCTTAAGATACCAAGTTGTACGCCCTTGCTCTTTGCAACACTAATAACAGGCGCAACAGTAGATTCAGGCATATTCTCATTTATGTAGGTAGCCAATGAATCTAAGGTTACTGGGGCTTCAAGTTCTCCAGCAGTTTCAGCCTTTTTGTATGCGGCACTGGTCTTAGCCTTTGCGCCTTGCCATCCTTGAGACAAAGCGTCAATGACCTTGTTACCTGTAGCCGCAAAGCCAGATTGAGCCGCTTCAGCACCAGTCATTTCCATTAAGGAATCAAAGTTCTGCAAAACTTCCAGATTATTCTGCTCTGCTCTTGCCCTTAATGGTGCGCCTTGTGGCCCTTTCATTTGCTCTTTCTCAAAAGCCAATTGCTCAGCTTCACGAGTTCTTGCGCCTCTTGTCAGGCTAACAGGGACAGGCAAATTCTCAGCAGTAGTTTGCCTCACCAAATCCATAGGAGTTGCCGCTGCACCACCACTTGAACGACCAGTATTTATTGCTGTAGGAGGCAAAGCCTCTCTTGCCGCTGTTCTTAGGTCAGCAGTGGCTTGTCTCATTGCTGGAACAACTTGACCACGACTCGGGAACATTCCAGTTGGCAGAACTGGTTGAAGTGGCGTAAGTTCAGCGCCAATCTTTCCAAGGGCTTGCACTTGTTCTTGACCAGCTTGAGTCCTTGGGGCGTAAGTGTATTGCTGACCCCCTAAAGCTGCTCTTTCCTCAATACGTCTAGCGGCTTGTGGAGTACCAAACTGACCAGCTTTAGCTTCCTCATAAGCGCCAGTCAAAGCGCCACCAACAGTGCCTAAAAGACCTGTAGTGCCACCAGTTAACAGGGTCAACCCTGTCTCACCAGCGCCAATGATTTGTTCACCCAATGTAGGTGCTTTATATGTTGGCTGTGGGATAGTTGGCTGTGATGGCTCAGTCATGCCCATTACTGAGGCAAAATCTTCCCTAGTCGCAAGGCCAGCTTTAATAGCTGTTGCCATTATTTGAGCTTGGGTTGTTCCTTCAGGCACATCCTGAATCACTACACCGTTTGGCAGTTCAATATCCATGATTAACCTTTATTTTGGGAGATTAGACCATTTAATAGCAGACTTGCCTTGGGGTTTTGGCTGAGTTCTTGCCAGTGGTTGTGGCTGTTGTCTACCAGTAGGGATTTGATTAACAGCATCTGCTGGTGTTGTTTTAACCAAACCTTGATATGGATTCAAAATGTCTTCTTCATTACCGCCTAAAGTTTTAGCCTTGCTAATGTACTGTTTGCGGTACGTTTGAAGTTGAGACTCACGACCTTTAATCAAATTTGTGCCAATTGAGAGCAAATCGTTACGCTGTTCAGGAGTCAAACTACCACCCTCAAACACTCGTTGTGCATAACCTTTGATCTTTTGTGGGATTGATGGGTTTCCAAGAATGGTATTTTTGTCGCCTTCTTGCACCGCACCAGATGGGTCATAAATCTTGCCGATGTTGAAGATTGTTGCACCATCAGCGGTAGGATTGCCAGCTTGAGCCAAAGCAACAGAAGATTGCAGAGCCTTATATCGACTAGCAACCTCAACATCACCGCCAGCTTTCAAGAAGCCTTCCCATTTATTCATGACATCAAGACCAGCTTTAGCGACAGCAGTTGGGTCTTTCAAGTCCACAGAAACTTTAGGTGCTCTTGATGTAGCTTCGGCATCGGCTCGTTTATTGACAGCGGCTTTCTGTGTCTGAGTCAACTCACCATAAGGCTGGTTATACAACTCAGATGCAATAGCTTCTCTCTCAGAGCCAAAAGAAATTCTAGGCTCTGGCTTTTCTGGTCTTTGTAATTGAGTTTTCTCCTCGACCAAATCCTTGTATTCAATACTGTTAGGGTCAAGGGTTCGCAACTGTTGGTTGATAGCTGAAATTCTTGCCGCCACCTGTAATGGTGCGGCTGTAGTTCCTGTCTTGTCGCCACTCAAAACCTTAAGTTGATTCTGCAAAATGTTGATGGCACGAACAACATCAGGAGTTTTTTCCATTGCGTTCAATTCATCCAATTTGTCTTGCAAAACTGGAATCATTTGAGCTTTTTGGATGTCAGCAGGTACGGCTAACTGACGTTCTTTGTTAGCTTGTGCAACTTTAATTGCGGCTTCACGACCAGCATCAGCAATAATAGTAGCAAACTCAGGGTCGCCATTTTCTGCCGCTAATTTAGCAACTTGCATATAAGACTGTGGATTGCTTTGATCTAACTGACTAAGCAATGCCTGACGTTTGGCAATGATCTGTAACTGTGGGTCTTGACCACCCAAAGCACCACCAATGCCACCACCCAACTGATAACCAGCTTGACGCATACCAACAGCCGCTTGTTGAAAAGGGTCTAACTGAACTTCATTGGCTGATTGCTGACGGAACTGAGCCATTTGGTTAGCCTGATACTGCTCAGGAGATGTGAACAATCCTAAGATGTTTGTTGCCATTTTCTTTCCCCTTAAGGCACTTGAACTAATTGACCGTTAATAATTTGATACTTAGGTGCATTTGACACACCAAAGGCATTGTTGATTGCACCAGTAACCATTGGGTTGTTGGCAACACCTGTGAGCAAGTTACCAGATGCAGAGTAAGCATCAGGTTTAGCCATAGTAGCCGCCGCACTTGTAATTCCGCCACTTAACAATCTACCAGCTTCTGCCGTACTAGCCGTAGTCTTAGCGCCAATTGAAGTTCCAAGGTTCATAGGTTGTTGTGCAAGGCTCTCAAGTCCTGAACTTGTGTCCATAGCAGTGGCAAATGGGGCATAAGCCGCAGTCTGACCAGAATAGAACTGGTTTTGCAGTCCAGCACCAGTGTTAAACAATCCACCACCAAAAGCAATGCGGTTTCTAGCCTCTTGGTCAGCTTGAGCAGACAAAGCCAAGTTACTTTGAGCAATCGAGTTGTAGTAAGCCGCCATCTCAGGGTTTGTCGCCATGAGATTGCCACCTTGAGCAGAAGCTGAACCAGTACGACCTTGTTGGAACAACTTGTTTTGCAACAGTGCCAACTGATTCTCTTGGCTAGGTGCAAGCAAAGCCTGTTGTTTAGTGATGTAGTCTTGTGCCGCTTGTTCAGGCGATGTAGCCAAATACTGATTACCAAGACTAAACAAACTCTGTGCAGCACCAGTCAAGGGCTTGTATGCAGTAGCCGCTTGTTCTGCTTGAGTCAATCCTTGGTTAGCCAATGTAGACAAACGATTCTGATAGCCAAGAATCTCAGGGCTTGCAGAGTAACCAGCACCAGTCACATTGCCTTGAGCATCAGTTGTAAAGGCTGATTGCCCAAAACGAGTGGTAACACCAACAGGACGGAACTTAGCGGCATCAGCGGCAATCTGAGCCGCACGAACTTGAGCATCAGCTTGTGTTTGAGCCGCTTCTCTGCCTTGTTCTGCAATCTTGTTAGCACCAGCACTACTGAGCAATGCCTGGACACCAGCAGAACCAAGTTTTCCAATGGTATCTGGAGTTAAACCTGTGAAACTTGCAACCTTGTCAACAACACCGCCTAACAAACCTTTAGACGCAACTTCAGAAGATAATTGGTTAGCAGAAACAGCAGAATAGTTACCAGCAAGAGTAGTAGTTGGAGAGGTAGTGCTACTAAGCAACCCACCTTCACCAAAAACACGACTTGGCAAACTTTGATCAAAAGCAGTTGGCGATACTGATTGCACTACGCCAGCCGCTGCACCTCCCAAGGCTGCATTCTTGAGAATATCTTGGGTTGAATCCCCCGCAACTGCACTTGCCGCCCCACTAAGAGCCGCCGCACCAACAACAGCAGTAGCCGCACCAGTAGCACCAAGAGCTGTACCAATAGCAGGGATTAAAGGAGGAAAGACAACTGCCGCAACTGCCGCAATAGGCTTAATGTTCTTCTTTAACCACTTACCAAGTTTTTTCAATCCCATATCATGCTCCTAATTCGCCAGATGCAAGCATTTCCTTGACCATCTCGCCAGCGGCAATAAATACACCAATAACCTGATAATCAATCTCGCCAGACATATCTGCTTCTTCAGCCAAGCCACTGTCAACAACAGCTTGTAAGAACTGAGGATACATAGACTGGTCTTGCAAAACAGCTTTAGCCATCTCGCCAAGTTGTACAAAGATATTAGGGTCTAGTCCTTCTTCAAGGATAGACTCCTTAACCATCTGCTTAACCTGCATTACTTCTTGTGATGTTGCCATTATTTGTTCTCCAATGCCGTGATGCGGTCAGTCAGGGTGGTGATGAGGGCTTGTTGTTCTTGGATGGCTTTTACCAAAGGTGCAACAATTTGTGCGTAATTAACGCTTTCTACTTGCAATCCTTTAGATGCATCTTCAAGGTCAATCATAGATTCTGAAACTAATCTTGAATCAGGAAAATCTTCAGCAATAAAACCTACTTGTGGAACATCATCATGTTTCAAGTTGTATTTGACTGGATTTAAACTCATCACAAAGTCAAGACCAATATCAATAGGTTCTACATCTTTTTTGTAACGCAAAGATGATGATTGCTTGCAGATAAATCCACTAGCGTTCATGATAAGCGTAGTGCCTGTTTGTGTTGGAATAGTTCCAGCATAAATATCACCAGCAGTAGATACTGAAAATTGATTTGTTCCAGCAGAATTTGAGCAATTAAGAATTGCAGTTGTTCCGTTAGTTGTTGTGCCTTTAACCGAAAGAATTGCAGAACCTAATTGAGCAGCAGTCCCCACCAGCAAGTTACCGCTGGAGTCGATACGCATGCGTTCTGTGCTTCTTGTATAAAGTGCAATCGCATCGGATACTGTTGCGTTGGTTGCACTTCTTGCACCAATTACCATTCCACTTACATAACCAGATGTAACACCTTGGGATATTTCAATACTTGCGTCATCGTAATACCCACCTATAAAACTAGTGTAGTTTGATGCATCTGTTGTGAGCCTTGTCGCCCCAAGCAAAGAACTAACACTTAAAGCCCTGCCACTACCAGATGTAGGCAAAGAACCGCCAGATACATTTAGTTTGGCTGTTGGCGAACTCGTACCAATCCCCACATTTCCGCTTGCATCCTTAACCAAGCCTCCATTGCCGACATTTAGTGTGTCAGTGGATGCATCACCAAGAATGGTGTTTCCTGTTGTTGTTAATGCAGCCGCAGTTACAGTTCCAGTAAATGTGGGCGATGCTGTATCAGCCTTAGAGTTGACAGCAGTTTGAATGTTGTCAAACTCTGTATTGATCTCAGTACCTTTGACAATCTTTAAAGGGTCACCAGATGTCAGCGTGTCCTTAGTCGCAAAGTTGGTTGATTTTGTGTATGCAGTCATTTGTACCTCTTAAGTCAATCGACCTTGTTTAGATTGAATTTCAATCTTTTGGATGGAAAGTTGAGAACCATTAATGTCCATTTCGTAACCAGTTTGAACAATCTTTCCAGAGCCACCGCCATTGGCAACCAATGTTTGCAAGGCAACACCTTCAGAATAGTAAGCAACAATAGTGGCATTTGCACCATATTCAGCTATTCCATATTCTGAAACACCTTGTGCTGGAATCAAGACGTTCTCAGACAAGTAGTTTGTCAAGAAGTCATATCCCCACTTGATAGTCACATACTGGTTACTGCCACCAATAATCACAACAGAAATCTTCTTGATAATTGATGTTCTTGATACGTTTCCAAGGTCGGCATGGTTTGTGTAATACGCCATTCGATATGAAGCCGTATCGTCTTTATACCCTGCGTATTGAGCAACATAACCAGTCTTCCCAATCAAAACGTCACCATTGCGCTTAGACAAAAAAGACTTAGGAAGTATGGAGTCCCATGTCGTTGCACGGTAAGAGCCATCTTGCAATGGAACTTTTGTGTCAAAGCAATAGACTTGCTGATTAACAGGCAAAGACAACAGGTAAAACGCTTCTTTTTCTGAATGGACAGACTTGATGTTTGCCAATGTCTCGCCATTGACCTTCTGAGTCAGATCATCACGAACATTCTTAGACAAGTCACGCTCTGGCGCAGACTTCTCTTGAATAGTCCTCATCAATGAACGAACACCACCATTAGACAAAAACACAACATCGCTACTTGTTGTCTGAATGCTATCCCTAGCAATGCAACCAATACTCTCAACAGTGTCACTCAAAGACATGGTTGATGGGCTAGTTGCATCCTTATAAACCAAGATTTGACGCTTGCCAAAGATAAACAAGAAGCCGTTATGAGCCGCTAAACCAGTTACTTCATCAGCGCCACTAGGCCAAACATTGTTGACATTCAGACTGCCAGAACTACCTGTTGCCCACACATGACCAGCAATCAAGTCACTGTAGTAAACAGTAGCATTGTTAGAGGTGGTGTTAGCAGCCCACAAACGACCATAAGCAGAAATGCAGATGTTGGCGTTAGGAACTGTAGCCACATAACCAGTCTTCTCTGAAACACGGCGATATGTGGTTGTAGATACAGCAGGGTCAAAGATCAGCGGGTCATGCCCTGATTGGAAAAAGTAAGTGATTCCATTCAAAGAAGCACATTGCCAGTTACTAGCCGTAATGGTAGGAGCAGACCCCCCGCCCCCATAGGTCAATTCAACAACAGCATTAGAACCATCAAGTTTGAACAACTTGTTGTTGCCAGCAAACAATACAGTCAAAGTGCCATC